TTTGCTTTCCCGATGATATTATTACCTTCGGGGTATAGTTCTTCGATTAAGTGAGAAACCCTATCCAAATTGACCGTAGGCCCTTCTGGATGTCCTAATTCTCCGAAAGCTCGTTTATGCTGAACTAATTCCTTATTATATCGAGTAACTTCTTTTGTTAAAATATTAAGGGGATATAGTCTACCATTCCGATTCTTAGTCTCGGCTTGCATGAAAACCCCTTTAATTTTCAAATCTTTACCATTCTTACCTTCAGTAAGAACTTCAAAATTATCAAACATTTCTGTTATTAATTTCATACTATCCCTCTATTAATATGATTTATGTACAACTATAATTGCATAGGAAGCGCCCGTGACATCAATACCAATATCTTCGGTTACATCTCCTCGTAATTCACAACCACTTTGTGCTAAATTCCAATGCCCTGTTCCTGTAAAGGTATGTGCAGCTACGCCACCTCTGTCTATTGCGATTGAGGTTGCAGTTTGCCAGTAAATATCGACAATATGTGCTTTCACTACAGTAGATTCATTAGTTGCTTTAAGTTCTGCTAATGTTATTGATCCATCATCTGTATCGATGTGGAGAACACTTCTTCCTCCTGAATTTATTATTGTATTTGCCATAGTTTATCCTAAATTGTTAGCATTTCTTTATCAAAATAATTCATAATATCTTTAACTTTTACACCCTGTTTTTTAGCAACCTTTTCCACATTCTTATCAAATGTACTTAAAAAGTCGCCTGGATTTTTTTCCATTATATCAAAGACATCATCTATCGCCTTTTTCATTTTAGGTGTAAGTTTTTTATAGGTGGATGATTTCTTGTGTTCATCCTTTTCTACAACCCATGTATTAAATTCTTTAAATTTCTTCATCGGCAGAGTTCTCAACTGAGGTATCTGATTGTTTATTTATCAAAGAATTCGCTACTTCTACTCGTTTTAAATCTAATGCACCTCCTATTTTTTGTGCCATAGAATTTTTAAAATGCGATTCTGCATCTATTTTGTTATCATCAACTAGTGCTGAAATCATATCTGGTAATTCACTCATAATTTATCTCTTGTGTTAATAGTTAAAATTGGGGCCCTGCTTTTGGCCCATCTTGATCCATTGGATTATCTATTGGTTCGTGGTCATCTGGTTCTGGTTCTTTATTAATTTGTCTGTCCATCATGTCAATTTCTTCTTGTGTCATACGAAAAACGTGTTTTTGAACATATTCCTTAGAAAACCAATCACCTATATAGGGTTCCATACTATTTAGTATATCTAATCGTTCACGAAGTACATCCATATCTCGCATTTCCGCATAATGGCCATCCTTCATATAACTGTATTTAAGATTTTCTTGAATCCCCTGCCAATCTTCTTCTGCAATAACACCCTTGAGTATTAATTGCGTTTTAAGAAGGTCATTAAATAAAGTGTTAAATTTGTTCCGTAATTTCTGAACAAACTTAGTAAATTTTACTTCATCTCTTGTAATTTCTGCACCTCGACCCATACTAAATCCTGAATCAGCTTCTAACCGACTAACAGGAATATTCAAAGATCGATATAGTTTTTTCTGAAAATAGATAATATCATCTATTTCTCCAAGATTCTGCCCGCCAGGCAATGTGGTAATCTCTGTTCCTCTACCACCTTCTCTACGAGGCAACCAAAAATCTTCTAACATACTCATCTGTTGGCGATCATCCTTTACCTCACCAGTTGAGGCATTATACACCAACTTGTTTCGATAACGATTCATCACATCTTTAAGATATGCCTCTGCCTTTACTTTAGGTAAATTACCAACATCAATGTAGAAGATTCTACGCTCTGGAGCCCTTGCAATACGATAAATTACTACCGCATCCTCAATCATCCTAAGTTGATTAACAGGTTTGATAGCTTTATGTAAGTACGATAAAACTAATGCTTTTGTGGGGTCAAATAATCCTGAACCACACATTGCAATTGCATCTGCTGTAATTTTAATAGCAGTTCCTACTGACCCTGAAGAGCCAGTATTTGCACTAGTTACCCCTTGTTCATTATATAAGTAATAATCTTCTAATACTTTAAGTGTAGGGGATTTTTTCTTTGTTTCTGCTTTTTCGATTTTACGAATTCGTTTAATCTTTAAAGCATCAATGTATCTTAATTCTTGTATTCCTTTTTGTGGATCTTCTTCATCTACAATTTTATGAAAATAAATCCTACCATCTATATACCATCGTCTAAAAACATCGTGAGCTTTATTAGTAAAGTCTAATAGCTTTAAGACTTGTGAAAATTCATCCCTAACTCTTCTTTTAATTTTTGAAGAATAAGGTAAATTATCAGTATTAATAGATACTGCTTGTCTATATTCATCAATATTTATAGACTCATTAATAATATCTTCAATTGCTAAATCACATTCTGGATGTTCTGAGGTAGACCTATACCTACGAATAAGATCAGATTCGGACTTAGTTTGTCCTTCTATATCAAGAAATTCGCTGTAGAATCCAGCAGATGTGGTAGCTCCAGATTCAGGATCGGGGAGAACAAACGATGCCTGTTCTCCCTTGTCCTTTGCTCTGGTAATTTGAAATCCAAATAGTTGTGCCATAATACTCCGTAATCAATTTATCAATGTAAATATTTATACGAAATATTATGTTGTAGTATTGGTTTCAAAAAACTGATAGCGATAGGTTACATCAAATGTTTCTATAGCATCATTTGTTTCATACGCTACATCAATATTTGCAATAGTAAGTGGCCACATACCTCTAAAAGTATATGATTTAATTACTTGTCCTGCACGATCAAGTTGATCAACATATGCATCTACCATATAATCAGCAGGATTTTCTAACCCACTATTATCTGACATAGCATTAATTGAATTCATCCATCGTTCAAACGCATTACGAAGCGCAAAATCAGTATCATTCATAATAGTTGTTGTCCATGCTTCAAATGTTCGATCCCCTGCAATATACAGAGAACGACCACGAAACTTGACATCAACTTCACCCAATGTCATGCCAGGCAAATGAGTTGCTTGACATAGATAAGACATTGTTCGTGTCTCACCACCCACAGCTGCGAAGCCGGGAAAAGGCATTGTTACTTGAAATTGATTCGCCCTTGCACCACCACCTTTTAATGTTGCTTTAAAGTCGTTTATGTTTGCCATGTGTCTCTCCTATGCCCCTACTACTTCACTAAACGCAACACCAGTTTTCGTGGCGATGAAGTTTAGAGAAATAAAGTTAATAGACCGAGCCGGTTTGACAAAAATGTCAGCGACAAACTCGTTACGGTCAACAACGCTGCCTGGGTTGTTGGACTCATCACATACAACTAAGAAGTCAGTCATACCTCTACGACCTTGCACATCACGCAAGAAAGGTTCAACCATGTTCCTAAATCCTGCTCTTGTGAACTCATCATTGAATTCAAATAACTGGAATTTGGAAGCAGTTGAGATAGCCTTCTCTAGTACGATAAACAATCTTCGTACATTAATGCGGTCAAATGCACTTGGTTTTGATTGTGCAGTTTTATCTCCGTACAATATTGTTCCTTGGCCGGGGAAAGCACAAACTGGATTTATTCTAGCACGATACAGAATATCTCTATTTGCTTTTTGAGGATTATAAGCAAGTTTTACAACTCCTCTTATTTGTCCACGATTAAAACCGCCTGGCGACCACCAAGCATCTGCAACTAGATCTGTTCTTGCACAAAGTCCTGCAATATCTCCGTTTAGTGGAATCCACCGATAAGAGTCATTATACTTATCGTATGTGTATTTGTATCCACTATCGAACATACCATAGGATGTTGATGTTAATGCATCAAAATATGCTTTGACATTTGCTGTTTGTGTTACTTCATTTGCAACTGCAACAACATCACTTAATTCTGGTGAAATAAATGCAACTGCATCTTTACGGTCAGTACACATATCCAAAGCATTTCCTGCTTTAGTTGCATCTGCCTTACCACAAATGAAAAGATTTAAATCAACCGTTTCTGTATCTTTGAATCGGTCAATTCCATCTTTTTGTTCACCAGCAGTTAATGCATAATCATCTACACCACTTGAAAGTGATGTTGAA